ACCCCCATGTTGAATGCCATGTCCATCAATATCAACTGTCTTACACTATCCAAGTCTTCGACGCAAGGATGAACTCGACACAGTTCGTTCTCCACAATACGAATGTCATTCATGGCAAGGTAACGAGCGTCGGCTTCTGTAATACCGTGTTCGTAGATTACATCTATGCTGGGGATGTCCATGTATTCCAGTTCTTCTTTGGTAATGCCCCTGTCTTTGAGGTTCCTACCTATTCCTATAGTGTCTATCCCCAAACTGTCTTGGTACACGGTAAGCACCATGCCCTCGTGTTGAATTAGTTTATCTAGGAAATGTTCTGTTCTGTATTTCATTTGGCTTTACCCCAGCTAATTATTTCGTCAATGGTTCGTCCACATCCGATACACTTAACTCTTTCCTTGTCCAATACACAAATTCCTTTGCACGGACTTTTATTTTCTTTGTGAGCCACGAGACTTAGTTTCCACAGTACTACTTGACTCGTGGCCCATCCACACAGCAAAAGCCCCCGTCATAGCCCCTACAACCGTCGATACAAACGCAGTTTGCTGGGTCGTTGCACTTGCACCCAGAGCCATGAACCACTGTACCACCTGATAGCTCATCAGTGTCATTGCCAGCATCATCAGTCTTGGAAGGATTCGCCATGCTAATATTTTCTCCATTGTATACGTCATTTCTTACCAAAGAACTTCGTCGCTGACCGGACTCCAAAGCTTGCAGCAACGATAACGCCCAAGCTGTACTGGTACCATTCAGGCATTTGCTCCAATTGTTGAAATCCGTTACGTACAAGGTCTTCCATCCCCGGAATGAAGGCTAAGATAAGTGGTATGCTAAATAAAATGGTGAGCCATTCGTCCTTCCAAGATGACTGGCTACCCTTCGCCATCTCCAAGTCCCAGTCAATTTCCCCTGTAGCTTTTTTCTGCATAACTACGGCTTCTGCTTGTGCCATAGCTACTTTGGTAGCTGACTGGGCTTTCTTCTCTGCAACTTTGCCGGACATCCACGTTCCAGCAAGGTCTGCTATTGGTCCAATAAGGGCTGCTAACATTTCCACCTCTTCCGCGCTTGACGTAAACGACTGTTCGGGTCTTTGGCTGCTTTAGGAAACTTCTTCATCTGTCCGGCTGACCTTGCACAGTAAGACTTGCGGCGTTTAGCTGCAGTGCTTCCCGGCTTGACCTTTCCTGTAACAGCAGTCTTTAGCTTGCTGCCGGGGTTCTTTTTTCGATAAGCAGCAACGCCAGCCCTAGTCATTCCCGCACCAGACTTCGTGGAACGGAAGTTCTTTTTGTTACGGGCTGGCATGTTGTCTGACTTACGTTTGGCGGTCATTTCTTCTTTTTCTTAGTGTGTCTTCCAAGAACCTTAGATAAAGATTTATGTTGTTTAGTATGTGCCTTAACAGCTTTTTTAAGACCTGAAACAACTTTTTTTACCTGCTTTTTGCTTTGAGGTGAAATGTGTGGCATTACTTTTTCCTAACTGTCTGTGCTGCACGTTTAAAGTTGGCTTTGCTTGGCGCACCCCTACTTCCGGGTTTACGCATAGCTTCTCCACTACCAGCTTTTATTCTGCGTTTCTTCGCAGCAATGTTAGCGTACAATCCGGGTCTAGCCATGACTACGCCTTAACTAACTTGTAGCCTTTTGACTTAGCTGCGCTGCGGATAGATGCAAGAGTCATAGCACCACCAGCTTTGCCGCCTTTAGCCATACCCTTTGACTTCATAGTTTTACCGCCACGCTTCATGCCTTTAGCTTTCATCTTGCCGCCACGAGCCATACCTTTGGCTTTCATTTTACCGCCTCGTGCCATACCCTTACTCTTCATCATTTTCTTCATTTTCTGTCTCCGCGTAAAGATTGTCGAATACCCGCGCTGTATCTTCTACGTAGTTCGGGTCTTGTTTAGAATGGTGAACCCACTGACTAGGAGTGAAGTCCGGTGGGCCATCGCCCGTTACAAACCAAGCAGGGTTCGTTACCCTTACTCTATTATTGGGCAGTGCAACTATGTTGCCTGTCCACTCACCAGCATCCATCAATTCTAGCACGTGGCTTTGTTTGTGTTGGGCTGGGTCGTCTGCTACTTCGGTATCGGTGTAATCGATTGTAAAGTAGTATTTCGCTGGGTAGAACTCTCCGTCTATCTTTGCCAACCACGGGCAGGGAGTCGCTCTGTTCAAAACAAACACCGAATGATGGTGCGATTGACAGTCCCACGGCTGGGCAAGATAGGTGGGTATTGGTTCGGGCCACTCTTCTAGGGGTGTGTCCCCGACTAGGGCTGTCAAAGGCATCCTTGCCCACATCGCCCCACCATGTACATTGTTCTCTTCGTCTTCACATCCGGTAAATAAAACTTGAAAGGACAAAGTTTTCATTGGTAGTGTGGTAACCGCTATTACCATTGCGTGGAGAAATTCTCCCTGATAACGGTCAAAGTTTGTAGTGTATTCTCTGCGTACCCAAGCTTTGAAGTAGGGTATGTTACTTGTGATATAATTCATAGGGCATCTCCTTTGATGTCACTATGCCTTATACTTTGCCTTACGTCCACTACTTCTTTTTCTTCCTGATGCAGTAACAGACCACTTTACTGCTCGTGGCCCTGTCTTCTTAGCTGCTTCTTTTTTACTTATACGTCCTGCAACTTTAGCAGGTCTACAGGCTGGGTAGGGACGTTTCTTTTTATCCTTACCGGAGCGACCACACTTCTTGCCGGTCTTTACATCCCGCCAGTCTTCCTTGAACCATTTAGTTAAGCCGCCCGTTGGTTTCGCCATCAGGCATACGTCCCGCCGCGCTTCTTATAGGTTCTAACCAACCAAGCATTTGCATATGCGCTTGGGTACACATCAAATTTACGTTTAGCCTCTGCCTTAACCCGTGAGTACAGTGCTGCGTTCTTTGGCTTTGGACTTTTTGATTTCTTAGCTGCCATTATTTACCCCAATGTTTAGCTAGATAGTTTTGTACAAGAGTAGATTTCAACGCCATAGACTCTTCTTTTTCTTTCACAAACTTGGCGTTTATTTCAAACAGGTTTTTAAGAATGTAACTCTGTTCGTAAGATACGTTGCTGGACATCCAGCCTATGATTGCTTTTCGTGTACCCTTAGTTATTGGCTTTACACCGTGGGCGTAGATTATAGGAAATACAAGTAACTGTCCTTTTCCTATTGTGTAACTTATCTCGCCAATTTCGTTTTCTAGTACAAACTCTCCACCCTCGTAGTCATTTGTAAGTCCTAGTGAGAAACCGTAGTCAAAGTATACGTTGCTACTTTTAGGTGAAGCACGAAACAAGTCGATATGCTTGTTGTAAAACCCGTCTTCTTTGTATTCATTGTAAAAGTTTACAGATACTTTACTTGGGCATATTACAGAATCAACGTATATATTATTGTATAATTGTGTTGTTATGAGTTGCCTAACCTCTGATTTCATATCTGGCGACTCTGTATTCTGTTTTAATTTTTCACCATCGTTTCTGGGTTGTGTCTTCGCCCCGTCCTCTTTGGTTCCCCAATTATCTAAACAGTACTGTACTTCATTTTCTTGTAAAAGTTGTAATAACATGTTATATCTCCCGGCAATGTTAGCTGCTTATATCATACTTTCGCCGGGTTGTAAAGGGGGCAAGAGTTACCCTGCCCCCAATATTATTATGTACCAGTAGAAACTGTAGCAGTTTCAACAGGGTTCTTGGAAATGTCAGCAAGAACAACGTGAATGCGGAAACGTAATGCAGATTCACCACTAGAGCCACCATCAAGGATGAGAGCGTCGATAGTGTCTGCAGAAGTTAGGACACGAGCGTTAGCTCCTGATGCACCCACTGCAGCTTCTAAGAAGGGAGTGAAACCTGCAGCGCAAACAGAACCGTCAACAAAACAGTCTACATCACCGCCAGTAATACCCACATCTAAAGTAATCTGTCCGTTACCCCGTGCTTCAAGAACTTCAAGAACACCGGAGACAATCATGCTATCAGCAGGAACGTCAATCAATTGAACAACGTCGCCTCCTGTACCACCGTCAGCAGTGTCGTGAACCTTTGAAGTCATCACGTAAGGACGAGCAACATTAGAAGGATGCCCTGCAGTTCCCCCATTGGGAGTCAAGTCATAAGTAGCCATCTATTTATCTCCCTTACGCAAAGTCTACAACGCCGCGAACGATTGCTTCTTGGCGAAGTACTTTTTGCCCAAAAACATGCAGTCCACGAATAACGTCGGAGAACGATTCAGTTGAACGAACCACTTCTGTTTTCGCAATGTGCGAAGCAGTAGAGGTGGATGACATATGCCCTGCAAGAACAACGTTCTCAGAACCATCAGTTGCGAGGGTTGCAGATGCGTCTGTCAAAGTAACTTGGTCTGTGCCGCCTGTGCTGTTAAGCGCAGTTGACTTGTAGCAACGGAAGCCAGCAAGTGTGCCGACAGTTGCAAGACCGTTGCGAAGTGGTGAGGTACCGTCGCCAGTAACCTGTACTTCAGCAATTTTATTCCCAGCTTGGAACACCTTCTCGTAGAAGATTGGTGGTGCTACAAACCAGCGATTTTCTTCTGGCACTGACTCATCGTCAAGGAGACGGGCCATTGCAAGCATCATGTTGATGCCAGCGTCGTCTGTCTCAATGTTGATAGGTGCGTTTGCAGTACCAAGAGTACCAGCAGCAGCAGTAGTGGTCAGAGTTGTGCCAGATACAGCAGAAGCTGCAATACCAGCACCGTCAGACATAGCCTGAAGAACAGTCTTGTCGTACTTACGCTTCAATGCAAATGCACCTGAAGAGGTGGCAAGTGCCTCAAAGTTTACGTGCGAGTGACGCTCTTCGATGTCGTCGATTTTGAAAGCAAACGCATTAGCTTGGTCGACGGTCATTGTGATTTGGTCGTCAGCCAAGTCTTGTGGGTTTACTACAGAACCCCGCTGATAAGCGGAGACTGTTACGGTAGGTTCTTTTATGATACGTACCGTATCGCCAAAGTTTTCAATTTCGCCAGCGTAGTCAGTGTTCGTGATGTCTTCAACAACCGAAGCGCGACGAAAGAACTTGAGAACTTTTTGGCTAAAGATTTCCGGTGCAAAATTACCGGAAGGCAGGTTTCCATAACCTGCAGCAGTACCGAAAGCCATTTTTCAGTCCTTCCTTTTTGAGGTTTAAGAGTTTAAGTCTATTCGCCCTTCTGTCCGTGCTTGGTCGAGTTCAGTTTCAAACTTCTCGAACTCCCACGGTTTCATCTTGGCGATTTCAGAAGATTTCCAAATCTTTTTACCATCCGTAGAATCTGTCTTTACATCCCTAGCAGGGGTTTTTGTAACGGCATCCGCTGCAGATGAATCTTTGGTCTTCTTCTTTTTAGTCAA